CCCTCCAGACGCCTGATTGGTGTCGTGCGAACGACGACTGCAGGGACCAGCACCATCGACCTCGGGGGCACCATCACCGGGGCCGAAAGCGCAAACTACCCCCGACTCTATCTCTCCAACTACTACAACCAGTACGACGCTCGTGCTGTGTATTTCTTTGGCACATCCTGGACTCATGTGTACTCAACGCTGTCGCCACCGCCAACGTCTGTTTATGCCACGAATCCTCGCATCAGCTTTGTGCAGGGTAGAGAGACACTGGTGACAGCCTTTCTCGACATCTACAACAACTGGGTTGGTGCGCAGACGGTAGGCAATGGCTCCATCACTTACGTTGCACCTGGGATCGACTCCACCACCACGCAGCCAGACGATGCTTTCTACGGAGAGCAGTCATACAACAACAGCACCGCCGGCTCTCAATGGGCCAGGGCCCTGTCTGAAGGTCTCCACGAAATCTTCTACTTGCACAAAGTCCTGAATGCCCAATCCGTGGTCAACGAGCACCCGGCGCATGGAATGATCGTCACCATCAAAGCGTGACACGCGCCGGGGCTAGCCTGTGACCAGCCCTGCATAGGGTACCGACGCCTGCATAGGCCATGACGCTTGAGAAGGTCAACAAAAACAGCGGCGTTCTGGGCAAAGCCCCTGAACCCTGGCAGTTGAAGCTGGGCGAGATTGGCGTCAACTGGCACCCTACGAGTCCGTTCCTTTCCATCAAGGACGGCAACGGTACAGTTCGCACCATCAGTTTCGTCGCAGGCAATGGTGGCGGAACTGGCACGGTGACCTCCGTCGGCCTGAGTCTTCCGAGCGGGCTCTTCTCGGTCACCGGCAGCCCTGTCACCAGCCTTGGCACCCTCACTGCCAACCTCGCCACTCAGAGCGCCAATCTCGTCTTTGCTGGACCGAGCTCGGGATCGGCCGCGGCTCCGACCTTTCGCCAACTCAACTACTCCGAGCTCGCAGGCCGACCCCAGTTCGGTGCCGCAGCGTTCCTCAACGTCGGTACGCAGGCCGGCACGGTCGCCGCCGGTGACGCAGTCAGCGCGATCCTCAGCCGGCTGGCGGCGCTGCAGCACGCGAACTGTCTCTACGTCGCCGAGTCCGGCTCTGATAGCAACTCCGGGGCCGTCGACGCCCCGCTGGCATCGCTTCGAGCAGCCGCCGCCCTGGCGCAGCCCGGGGATGTGGTGTTCGTGGCCCCAGGCCTCTACATCGAGACGATCCTCCCGATCCGCTGGCGCCGGGACGTCACGATCTTCGGCTCAGGCCTCCGCTCAACCGTTGTTCAACCCGCCGCCGGTCAGGAGTTCAACGACGTCTTCAAGGTCGACAGCGGGTTCTGGTGCTGGGGCATCACCTTCGCCGGGCATCAGGCCGACAACACGAGGCAGGCCTGGGCGGTCAGCTTCGATGAACTCGCGGACAACCGTTCGATCGGCGCCATTGGCCTTGGGGCCTACGTGTTCAAGAGCCCCTACATCCAGAACTGCTCGTCGATCACAGCCGAGGATGACTCCGGCCTCGCCGGCAGCGTCAGCACCGGAAACACCGGGGGCGGCATCCGGGTCGATGGCAGCGTGTGTACGGCCAACAGCCCCATCCGTTCGATGGTGGTGGACAGCTACACCCAGGTCAATCTGGGCGGCCCCGGGTGCCTCGTCCTGAACGACGGATACGCGCAGCTCGTCTCCTTCTTCGGGACTTTCTGCACCTACCACGTTCGCTGCGAGACCGGTGGACAGGTCAATCTCTCCGGTGGTGGCACCAGCGACTTTGGCATCTACGGCCTCATGGCCGATGGACAATCCCGCTCACCCCTCTACACAGGTTCCGCCCGGGTCGCCGCCTACGGAGCCCTGCGAGCAGAGAAGACCGTCACGATCGACACCAGCACAGATCTTTTCACCTGCACTGGTCACACGCTGGTCGCAGGTGATCAGGTCATGTTCTCGGCGACGCAGGGAACCCTGCCGACAGGTCTGGTGGCCAACCAGATCTACTACGTGATCGCCAGCGGCCTCACAGCCAACGCCTTCCGGGTTTCTGCAACGCCCAGCGGAAGCACGATCGACATGAGCGGGTCGGCCACTGGGGCCTACCAGTTCCTACGCCAGGGCGCCACCGAGATCGACGTCACCGGCTTCACCGCCAATCGTCTGGGTCGTCAGATCAAGTACCCCACGGCCGGAAGCCTGGGCAGCGCCGGCAACGCCGTCACCATCTCAGCGCGTGGCGGAAGCACCGCCGGCAGCAGCTTCACGGTCACCCTGGCCACCAGCACGATCACCCACGAGTTCGTCGGTGGCGGCACCGTCACGGTGAGCGGGACCAGCTACCCCATCACCAGCGCCTCCTACAACAACAGCACCGGCCAGACCGTTCTCACCGCCTCCGGCTACGCGCCGACAATCGGCGCCAGCGTCACCCTGTCCGGGCTGTCGTTCTCCTGCAGTTCTGCTTCCAGGCCCAATGCCGGGCAGCTGATGTTCCCGCAGCTGGTGTTTCCTCGCAACGCCACAACCAAGCTGCCGGAGAGCAAGAGCTTCGCCTACACCCGCACCGGCAACTTCACCCTGACGTTCACCGAGGCCGCGGCGGCCTCAGGACCGGATCACCAGTACGTCAGTGGTGGCAGCGCAGTGATCAGTGACACCGACTACGGTGTCGCAGATGCGGTCTACGACAAGAACACCGGACTGGTCACCCTGACGACAAAGACTCAACTGCCTGCAGGGAACGGCAACGTCACAGTCAGCAATCTGGCCTTTTTCTGCCCATCGTCGGCTTACATCGTCACCAGCTCAGTGCCGATTGACGCCAGTGGCAACCCCGTTGCGAATGATGCTGCGACCCGAGCCGGCTATCGCGTGCTGTTCTACTCAGGTCTCAATGGTGGTCTGAGAGACGCCATTTCCGCTGGGCAGAAGCTGGACTTCAGGAATCGCTCTCAGATTTCCGCCCCTGGTCACACCTTCGAGTTCGTGGGGGCAGGCACGAACTACGATGCGCTGCCCTGGAACGGCGGAGTTCCTGTTCCTGCGAACGCCATTGTTGAAACCAACAATGGTCGCGTCTACAGCAGCAACACCAACGAGCTCGGGGACTTTGCTGTCGGCAGTCAGTTCAAAGTTGACGGCACGTCCGGGTCTGTCACGATTAACACTGATCAGTTCAACCTATCTGGTTTGAACTTCATCGGTCCTTTCTCGCGCAATGGAGGTATCTCTACCGTTGGCGAGCAGCTGCGCGAAGTCTCCAACAACACCTCGCTGTTGGCTTCGACCGGCGCCTCTGACGGAAACACAGCCCCGACCCAGTTCGCGGTCCGCAGCTTCACCACGAATCGGTTCCTGGCGGACGTCACAGCGACGTCTGGTCAACCGCTGACCGTCACTGACACCAGCACGCAGGACAGCGGGGGCTACTGGACCCGCTCGCGGAACATCGAGCTGTCCTTCAATGCTCCCAACGGCCTGGCCCGGCTGGACGGCTCGGGCCTGATCCCCTCGACGCTGCTGCCCAGCACCGATGCCGTCAGCGAGGGCAGCGTCAACCTCTACTTCACGCAATCCCGAGCACGGCAGAGTATCAGCGGCAGTGGTTCCATCACCTATGACCCAGTCACCGGTGTCATCGGGTATTCGACCCCGAGCTCGGGAGCAGGTTCCGGTAGTGTCACCTCCGTTGGGCTGTCCCTCCCCTCCCAATTCTCCGTCAGCGGCAGCCCTGTCACAGGCTCGGGGACACTCACCGCAGCCTGGGAAAACCAGAGCGCGAATCTGATCTTTGCGGGGCCAGCCACCGGATCCGCCGCGGCACCGTCCTTCCGTGCAGGTGTGCCTGCAGATGTCGGACTGGGAAGCAGCTCCACACCGACATTCGCCGGTGTGACAGCCACCCTGAAGCTGACCCTCCCGAATGGCGCACCCGCCAGTCCCACCTACGGCGATCTCTACTCAGTTGCCGACACGCTTCGCTACCGCGACTCGACCAACACTGAGCGCCTGCTGCTCAACGCGGCCGACAACCTGGCGAATCTGTCGAATCAAGCCACTGCTCGCAGCAATCTCGGCCTGGGCACCAGTTCGACACCGCAGTTTGCGGAGCTCGGCCTGGGCACCGCCGCCGTCAGCGGCTGGGATCTGGTGATCGCTGACTCGTTGGCCCAGCGCCGGCTGACTGTCACGGCCAGCAGCGGCACCTATTCGTTGAACGTTCAGGCCGGCAACGAGTTCGTGACCAGCGCCGCGATCGCCGGGGCGACGACGATCAACCTCGCCAACCTCGCCAACATCCCCAGCGGCTACCTGTGGCGCGGAGTGCTCTCGTTCGCGTACACCAGCGGCACCATCAGCTGGTTCACCGGCAACAGCGGCTACACCGTCAAGTGGGACGGCGGCAGCGCCATGACTCCAACGGCAAGTCAGACTGAGAAGATCGTGATTGAAGTGGTTGGGGGAACTACGACCATTGAGGTTGCACCACTGAAGGGGAGGGCATGATGCTAAGTCGCAATGCACTACTGGGCCCTACAAATAGCTCTGGAATCGGCTTCAACGGACAACTGGCATCTCCGTCCCCGACTCCAGGGAACATCGCTAATAGCGTTAAGTTTGCCCCAAGCGGAGATGCCGTCGCAGTCGCTTCGACCACTTCACCGTACATATTCGTCTACGCTTGGTCAGACTCATCTGGGTTTGGAGCAAAATATGCAAACCCGACTACTATACCGACTGGCGAATGTAACGATGCTGTGTTCTCTCCAGCTAGTGATGCAATCGTTGTGGGTCAGGTTGGTACTCCATTTATTCATGCCTGGCCCTGGTCGTCCGCGACCGGGTTCGGCACTAAATACGCTAATCCTGCTACATTGCCACCCAGCAACGTCAATGGAATCGCATTTAGCCCCGCAGGTGACGCTGTCGCGATTGCACATAATGTAAGCCCTTTTATCTCAGCTTACCGATGGTCTTCCTCAGGATTTGGAACCAAGTTCGCTAATCCGTCTTCCCTGCCAACTGATATTGGCTTATCGGTGGCATTTTCTCCTGTAGGCGACGCGGTCGCGGTTTCTTTTGCAGCAGCAACTTATGCTTACCGGTGGTCTTCGTCTGGATTTGGGACACGGTACTCAAACCCTGCAACACCACAAGCCAGTTTCTCGCATACCAATAATCTAAGTTTTTCGCCTTCGGGTGACGCGCTAGCCGTTGGCCATAACACCTCGCCTTACATCACGGCATGGGCATGGTCTTCCTCTGGGTTTGGCGCTAAGTATGCCAATCCTGTCACATTAGCAGCTAGCAATGGCTGGTCTGTGAGTTTTTCACCTACTGGTAACGCGATCGCACTTACCGCTAATGCTATTCCCTATTTATCAGTTTACGAATGGTCTGCTTCGGGTTTCGGCGCCCGCTACGCTAGCATAAATACTACTATTGATTATAGTGGTTATTGGTGTTGCAGTTTCTCTCCAACTGGAGCTGCAATAGCCCAAGCAGGTCAGAGCTCTCCTGGCGCTGTTGCCTATCGTTTCAACGAATGAACAAAACAGACATCCTCACTCAAGCCCTTGAGGCTCGCGACAATGAGATTCTGGGCTACCAGATCAACATTGACAACTACCGACTGGCTATCGCCAAGATCCAGGCCGAGCATCCCGAGAACGCCGACCTCGCCGAGTTCCGCGCCGACCTAGAGGCACGCCTAGCCGAAGAACTGCGTCAGCAGTTGCGAATGCGCATTATCCGCGACGTGATCGCGGACCAACTCCAGGAGCCATGAACCTGATCAACCTGACCACCAGCGAATACCCGTTCAGCCTCTGGCAACTGCGCCGAGACAACCCGAACGTCTCATTCCCCGCCAACCCCACCGACGACGACATCGAGCTGTTCGGCTGCCGGTTCGTCCACCCCTCCGATCAGCCGGCGTTCAACCCCCGCTCCGAGCAGATTGAGGAGCTACCCCCCGAGCCCGACGCCGATGGCGTCTACAGCCAGCGGTGGCAGGTGATCCCCGCCTCGCCCGAGCACATCGCGGCCTGGGATGCCGCCAACGCCCCGGCGCCTGACTGGGCGCGGTTCAAGGCTGCCCTTCTGTCGGACCCTGCCGCCAACACCGCCCTGGCCCAGGCCCTGCCGGTGGCCCCCAGCGCCGTGCTGGCCCTGCCGGCAGCCCTGATGGCCGTGGCTGCCGGTGGTGACGCCAGCGACTTCCATGCCACCTGGCGCGCGCTGCGGGCCGCTGGCCTGATCCCAGCCGACCTGTTGATCACGATCGGCGCCCTGGCGGTCGCCTGCCACCTGCCCGCACCGTTCATCATCGAGCTCACCCGCCCTTTCGCCCAGTCGGTCGGCCAGACCTGGTCCGCCCCGGACGGCAGCCAGTGGCGAGTGATCCAGGCCCGCGACCCGGAGGGCCAGTTCCTGCCGGACGACCCGGCGACCCCGGCGCGGGAAAGCCTGGAGTGGGTGCTGTCATAAACCAACTTCACACTAGGACAAAATAAATCTGAAGTTCTCTATGTCGTCACCCTTGATCCCCCGAGCTCGGCAGACTGGATTGAATGCTCCGGCCCATGGGCGAATCTGATCAGTCAACCACCATGGCGATCGTTGATCGCCTGGGACGCCTGGAAGGCTTGTTGGTCGGCCTGCAATCGTCCATTTCCCAGTCTCAAGCTCAATGGGCCGGCTCCCAAGCCCGCGTCGAACGCCTTGAGCAACGGCTGGTCGAGCTCGAAACACGCCAGGTCACTCGGGACGATCTGAAGTCTCTCGCCGACAAGGTCGACACACTGGTCGCAGCCGACGCTCGCCAATCCGGCGGCCGAAGCGCTGTCAGCTGGAGTGTCTCGAACCTCGCCACCTGGCTCGCTCTCGCGGTCTCAGTACTGGCCTTGGTGGGTGTTGGAGCCAACCGCGAAGCGATCCAACAGCGCAACGAGCAACCCCTTCCCCCGGTGACGAAATGAAACTCGACACCCTTTTTGCCGCCCTCGGGTGCAGCGCCAAGGTTTTGAACACCGCGAGCTCACTCGCCATCATCGTCGGGGCGATCTACCTCGTCGACTGCCGCACTCACGCCTCCGGCGCCGATGCCGTCGACCGTTGCTACCTCTCCGCGCTGCCGATGATGGGAATCGGCGTCGCTGGTCGTGGCGGATTCAGCGTCGGCTACAACACCTTCAATCCCAGCCTCCGCCCGGAGGAACCTGCCCAATCCCCCGAGCGCGACGAGAAGGGCCGGTTCCTGAAGCGAGGTTGATCAGTACAGCCACTCGGCGTAGGGCCTGACCCCAGCCCCGGGGACGAAGCCACCATCGTTTCGTCGATCCAGGTGGATGAACCCCTTGTTCCGCCCGTCGCCGAGCCCGCCGGTCCAGCGAACCCGGATCCATTGGTAGAACGCCTCCAACGACCGATCGACGGGGTAGATGTCGAAGGCTTCACCGGTGACGTGCCTGGAATTGGGCACGCCCCCGACCTCGCTGTTGATCGGTTCAGGCCGATAGAAGGAGGTCACGCCGAGCGGACTGCCCCAGGCGTCCCGCACCTGTTGGAAGGCCCGGGCGCTGTCGATCAGCCGAGACCGCACCGAGCTGTTGGGCCCTGGAATCCGCCGCAGATCCCACTGCAGCACCTCCCCCACCGTCAGGTTGATAGTGACAGGGCAGTTGAAGTCGCTCCAGTCCACCTCTGCAGGCAATGCCTCGCCAATCGGTTGATCGACGCGCCAGTGCGGCAGGTAGATCACCCACGTGCCGGCCTTGGACGCCAGCTGAACTCGGGCATGGCCATCGGCCGGAATCTCCGTCAGGCTGACCACGCCGAAGGTGCGATCGGCCTGAACCGCCAGCTTCTCCCCGTCCTTCAGCTCGGCCGCCTGCAGAGGCCGCTTCTTCAGCCAGGTGTTCTGCAGCGTCTCGATCGTGAACAGTGCCGACTGGGTCTCGTCGCTCTGAGGGGCCTGGGTCGCGGCCAGGCCCTGGCGCCACAGCTTGCCCTCCGCCTGCCGCCGTCGCCGTAGGCCCTCCTCGAAGACGCTGCCACGGTTGCGGTACAACAGCAAGGCCTCCGGCACCTTCTGCCAGTCCTTCTCGCGCAGTCGGCGGCTGATGGTCTCGAAGCCCTCAGCCCCGTAGAAGTTCCAGCCGAGGTTCCACGCAAAGCTGATCAGGCCACCCTGCTGCTCGGCACTCATTTCCCCCCAGTGGGGGATCTTGCGCAGGGCCGGCAGGACATCTGCCTCGAGCACGTCTGCCAGCAGTTGATCGGCCGCGGCCTCGGTGATCTGATCACCCTCCTGCACCGCACGGCCGTCGATGCCGCGTGTGCTGCCCCACCCAATCGTCCACACGCCCGCCGGGCACCTGTAGGCGGTCAGCTCGCACCCCTCAAACTGCTGCAGCACGGCAATGCCGGCGGCATGGGTCTTCAGGACATCACCGGAGGCTGTCATGCGCATTCAGGTTCATGGTTCAGGGTAGGGATCAGAACGAGAACCGAATCCACGCCCGGCGCTGCGGCACCATGGCGCCATCGTGCTGCGCGGAGCGGAGCGGCACCTGAAACAGCTCGGCCGCGGCGATTTGCCCCTGGCCGTTGAGGTAGACCACCGCGCTGGCTTCAAAGGGCTTGCCCGGGTTCTGGTAGAGATGCACCCGCTCCGACCACCCTGGGCAGGGATTGCGTTCGGCGCGGCTGAGCTCAAAGGTCGGCTGGCGATCGCGATCGGGCTGAAGCGCACAGGGCGGCAGCAGCTCCATCACCGGCCGATGGATCAGCTGCGGTTGTACCAGCGGCATCCAGATGCACTGGGCACCACCAACGGGGCCATCCCACAGCTCATAGCCCTCGAGCAACCAGGGATTGACCAGCGCATCGGCCGGCAGGGCCACCCCCGTCTGATTGGTGAAGCCCAGGCCGTTGCCGCCATCGGCAAGTGTGCCTGGCTGCAGGAAGATCCGGGGCCCGATCTGCTGCGGCGGTCCCTGCTGCTGGTCGTGCTCGATCCAGCGCCCCACCAGCTGGAGGTGCCAGATCTTGTTTCCATCAAGGCGCATCGGTGTCGGTGCCGGGTTGTCGTGTGCGGATCAGCTGCTCGAGGCGCGGCAGCCAGATCTCGGCCTGTCGGGTGAGCATCCGCTCGGTGAGGGCGATCAGGGCCCAGCCATCGAGCTGTGCGAGCAACGCCTTGGCGGCATCACGTTCGAGGCCGCTGCCGCTGGAGTGGCCGCTCTTGACCCACTGTCCGCCCTGAATCTCCAGCGCGACTCTGGCAGCCGGCCAGGCGAAATCGGCGCGCATCGGCACCGCCTTGGTGGTGAGGCCCATGGCCTTCTTCTCTGCTGCCCAGCCCCGCCAGCCGGGAATGACGTGCTCACGCTCGAACGGCAGCTCCGGGTAGCGCACGGTCCACTGCGCGGCGAAACGCACCTCGAGGTGAGAGCGCTTCATACAGGCTGGATGGAGTTCCAAGGATTGAGACGCAGCTGCAGCTGCAGCAGCGAGCCGGTGCAGCAGGCCGCGGCCACCTTCAGCGATGGCATCAGGCTCTCGGCAGAGAGGGTGCCGTGGGGCAGATCAAGCATGTGTTCGACGAGGCTGCAGGCCGCGGCCATCTGATCGGGGCCCATTCGCTGCAGCTGCAGCTCCATCCAGGACGGGAAGGCCTGGTCAGGCCATTCCGTCGGCCGATCGATCGAAACCAGTCGTCCATCGGCGGCGATGGCGCTGATGTCGAAGCGCACCACCAGGGGAATGGCGCGTTCGCCATCGAGGATGGTGCCAGCAAACGGGGCGTGAAGAACCCCGGCACCAACACAGAGATCAAAGCGTTGCGGCATGGTCGTAGACGATGCGGACGTGAGCAGAAGGGATGCCAGCGAGGTAGGAGTGAACCTGCCGCCAGGCTGGATCGGCGATGCGGTAGAGGCGACTCTGATGGCCTTCGCCGGTGCGCCAGGTGAGCCGGAGATACGCCTCAAGCCGATTGTCAGAAGGGGGGGAAGTCGTCATCGTCTTCCGGGTCGAGAGGGTCGGAGTTCCAGACCGGCGGCTGTTCCGGTGTTGCACGGGGCTGGGGGACGGCAACAGTCGGCGGGGCTGCAGCCGCCGGGGCTGATGCGCCAGCGGCGCGGCGGACGGGGGCAGGAGCGGGGGTGCGGCGCACCGGCTGCGAGGTCGTCGCGGCGCCTACCTGGGGACTGGCCTGGGGCGTGCTGTTGAGAGCGGAGCGCAGCCGGATCCAGTTGCCGGTCATCTCGCTGCCGTTGAGGAAAAAAGTGACGGTCGGGGTCTGGTGCTGATTGCCGTCGCGATCGCGCCAGACCTTCGGCTGGCGGTCGAGCGGCCTGTTGCGCAGGTAGTCGCAGAAGGCCTCGATGTCCTCCTGCGCGACCTGCACTGAGACCCTATGGGTGGTCGGATCGCGGTACTCCCAGCCGTTTGCGGCGTAGCGCTCCGCTTCCCGCTGAATCTGCTCCTGGGATAGGAGATTGATGGAACCAGTGAGGTAGATGGTCATCGCGGTTCAGCGTTGCGGTAGGTGGTGGGCGCGGGCCTGTTGCTCCCACCCTGGGTAGCTGCGGCAGGAGCGCTGCTGTTTCGGCTGCGGCTGGGCACTCCTGCACCAGCCCCATCGTCATCCTCCTCGCCAACCGCGATGCCAAGCACCAGGAAGAGTCCGTAGCGGCGCGCCATGGTCGCCGCTGAGGCCCACTGCTGCAGCGAGCTGATCATGTTGTTTTCCCTGACCAGCAGCGGCACATCGCAGCTGATCCAGCCGCCACCCGAATGGGTCAGGTAGGTGCGGATGAAGCACTGACCGGCCAGCACGATCTCGCGGTGAAAATGGCAGAGGCCGTGTTTGCCGGCGCTCCGCGCGATCTCGCTCACCGCACCGATGTCGGCGTAGCGGTAGCTGACCTCATCCCCGGCGCGGGTTTTGATCCTGGCCGTCTGGCCTTTGTCCACAGAGGTAGCGCTGCTCTGCCATTCCGCCAGCGAAGCAAACAGGAGGCTTTGTTGATCTGGGGTCGGTTGATACCCGATCGCACCATCAATGAGAGGCCGCGGCTGATCAAACGACAATTCGCTGACCCGACCCATCAGGTTTTCGACAAGCTTCTGAAGATTTCCTGTTGCAGCTAGCCTTTCGTCAAATGACTGCTGAGATTCTCCCAGCGCTTTCAGTCTTGACTGCATTTTGGAGGCCCATTCACTCATTGCATCCATGCGCTGAGTGAGTTCTACAATCGAACACGCCAGATCGCGCTCCTCCGCTTGGGGCGGGCCGTCAGCCGTTTCGGGGGATAGGGATCTTGATGATTGAGGGGGGGCGGTCTCGGCGGCGACGATCCCGGAATCTTGGGTTTCTCGCCGGCTTTGCTCAGTGGGGACCATGATGCACGCGCGTTCAGAACTCTGGACGACGCAGACCCTAGCAGTCCATTCAGGAACTTAAACGCCATGCTCGACAAATCTGCTCCCCTGGAGCGCCCATGCAAAGTCGTGGCCCAGCTTCAGGAGGTTCAGACCGATAGGGGGCGTGTTTGGCGCTTTGTGTCCAGCAGTGAAACCGTCGTCGACCACGCCTGGCAACAGCGTGAGCGGCTCCTGCAGCTAAGCAACGGCGCCGCGGCCCTTGAGATCTGCTGGGAGTCGCCAGATGGCTCAGGTGTCAAGCTCAGCCATTCCCCTCAGTTGCCCGCTCTGCCGAGCGACTGAGCTTGGCCAGCGCAATTTCCACCGCTGCGGTCTCGTCTTCCACCTGTTCAGCGGACCACATCGCCCTGCCTTGCGCCACGTCCCTCACCTTTGCCAGCCGTTCCTTGTCGTTTGTCGGGTAGACGGCCACCAAGCGGGCCCAGTCGTCCACCAGGTCCAGGCCGGCCTCCACCATCCCCTGCCGGATCCGACGCGCCAGCTGCTGGCTCTGCTGGTTCGCCTGCTCCTGCGTCATCCGCGTGACAGAAAACGGCGGCTGGAGCAGCCCCAGGTACACCGCCAGCAGCTCCTCCGGACCGTAGGGGCCATCGCTGTCCTCGATCACGCTGGCTTGCTGGGCCTTCTCCGCCAGCCGACCCGTCAGTGGCAGCGCCTGCCCCCTGCGCATGTTCGCCAGCCAGTGATTCAAGGTCCCGAGCGTGTCGAACACCGCCGGACCGAAGTTCTGAGCCTTGCCCGTCTCCAACGTGTGCAGCTGGCTGGAGTACAGGCGCCGCACGGTCGCCACCGGCTCGAAGCCGCTATGGGGACCACTGCGCTGCGGTGCCAGCTCTGAGTGCTCGATCGCACCTTTGGCCCGCCACACCTGGCCGTTGGCCACCACCAGCTCGCCAGCGGCATAGGCCCGCGGCTTCCAGTCCGGGACACCCGGCGCAAGATCCGCGCGCATCGCTGCCTCGCACAGGTCCGCCAGATCGGACAGGGACAAGCCTGATCGCGATCGCCAGGCCCGCATCATGGCCAGGAAGGCCTGGCGGCCCTGCTCATGGCGCTCCAGTCGCTCGATGTCCGCAATGCGCTTCGTCATTCCTCCAGTTTCTCCCTGAACCCCATAGTCGGTGAACTGAACGCTAGGGCGTTCGTAAAATCGATCATCAGAGTCTGTTCGGTGACCCGCCCTCTTCGTTGGCATGAACGCCTGCTGTTAAGGCTCTTGCTCAGAAGCCTCCGCGTCGACAGGGTCCTGATCCTGCAGTACCGCAGGGCCACATCGCAACAATGCCGCGTGTTTGCGGCGCAGATGCAGCTGGAGTTCTGTAGACAGCATCTCGAGCAGCTGTACCGCTCCAGCCGAGACCACTGACAGCCCGTCCAAGAACCTGTATGGTCTGTTCGGCATTCAGCTGGGTTGACGGCTTCGACCTTCAATCCAGCCACCTGCCAGCCGCCACACAATGGCGGAATGGGCATGACGTCAGCCGACGGCCGCGGCCTGTAGCTGTGCATGACCATGAAAAAAGCCGGCGAGGCTGCGATTTCCCGCCGGCAATTTCATCAGTCATCAACATCATAAAGCATGAAGGAGCAAACAGCGAACCAAGCCATTTCGCGGACTCGTTTCTCGATGGTGCCTATCGAATTGGCGGAGGCCTGTGCAGATCGGAAAAGCTGGCTCTTCGTCTACATCTGGCTCTGGCACTACGCCGGAAAGGACGACCAAGCCTTCCCCAGTGTCGAACGTCTCGCGGCCGAATGTCACATGGCCAGCCGTGACGTGCGGCGGGCCCTGACCTGGTTGGCCAAGGCTGGATGGATCAAGCGCATTGAACGGCCAGGACGCACCAGTTTGTTCCACGTGAGAACCGAACGGGCCGGCTCAAAACGCAGTCACACCAAACCGTCTCAGGCAACCCCTCCCCTAAATGGGACATCCCCCAAAAAGGCCAGGCCTCAACGGGCTACCCCTTCCCCGAAAGGGCTAGGGGTTGAGGGCCTGACCCCTACCCCGAATGGGTCACCCCTACCCCAGAAAGGGGATACCCCAAACGGACCCCCTAACAAGAAGGAGTTAAATCCAAAAACCAAAGACAACCCCCTATCTTCCTCACTTCGTTCGGAAGACATCCCCCACGGGGGGACCATCCCATCAACCGGCGGACAGGCCAACAGCGATTCAGGCCGGATCCCGCAGACATCCACAGACCAGGACGCATCGCCAGCGCCATCCAGGAGCCGCAGGAAGGCCGTCGAACCGTCCGATGGGTGTGCTGATACCTGCGTGCCCGCTGAAGGCGCCCTGGCGGTCCGCAGAGCGCCAAGTAGGGCCGCGGCCACCCTCCCCGATTTCGCCGAGCCCGTTCGGGTACAGCTCGAAGCCTGGTGGCGCCTTCGCAAGCAGCGCCACAGGGCTGCGGCTGGCTCTGCCCTCACCTCCCGATCCGTCAACGCCCTGGCCTACGCCAACAGCCTCGGCGTCCTGGTGGCGTTCGCCGATCTCGCTGCCGACTCCGGCTGGCTCAGCCTGGGTTTCGATGGACACCGCGACCTGATCGATCGACTCGCGACTGAGCAGCTCGCGACCGATTGCACCGACCATCCAGGATCTTGTATGGTGCGGCGACCAGCGGGCCGGGGCCCCGCGCTTCGTCCGACGTCCAGGCAGTCGGATGCAGCAGAACGCGCCATCGCCATCTTCGCCACATCGTCCGTGTCGCAATGCTCACCGCACCCGATTTCATCCATCTCCTCGCCGGGCTGATCGAGTCGCTCCCGCATCACAAGGCCCTTTCCGAGCTCGGCCTTTCCTTCGCCTGGAGCAGCCTCCCAGACCTTGCGAAACGTCAGCTGACGCCGCAGCTCATCGCCTATGCGGCCAAGCAGCGCCTGCTCGACCCTGAGCCGCGCGAGAAGCTCGCAATTCACGTTCAGCTGCTCGTCTACCTCTATCCACTCCACAACGGCATGCCGGCCGTTGAGCAGGGCCTCCGCCCTGATCTGGATGAGCGACTGCGCCAGCCCGATCGATTTCATCCCCTCGTCACGATCGAAGCGCATCGCCGTGTCCTTGTGCCGTGTGAGCCGGAGCCGGTGCCCGTCATGTCGACATCTGAGCTGTTCCGGCACCTGAGTCAGCTCGCCAGCCAGACCGGAGTGAAGCTGTGACCCTCTTTTCGACGGAGCTGCCGGGCCGTCTGCTGGCCCGCTTCGCCCTCCAGGGCCTGATGACCCTCGAGGACCTCGATTCGCCCACCACTTACTGGAACGCCCTCGAGGCTGATCGCCGCGTCGCCAACAATCGCGCCCAGCGACAGGGCCGCGGCCACGTGTTCCCGCCTCCCAACAACTGGAGCAACCTCGCTCGCGAGTGGATCGCTCAGAACCCATCCGAGTGGGAGTCGATGTTGCGCGACACCCTCGCCCGGGAGAGCAGCGGCTCCCCTGATCCCACCTCAGCCATCCAGCCATGAGCACCTCTGAACCGTTGCGCTGGCTCAGTCCGCTCCCCATCAGCTGGGAGGCCGGCAAGTTCTTCGTGCGCCCCCCACGGGATCTCACTCCGGCGGTGCCACCAATCGATCGCACCTTTGAGCAGCTGGTCAATGAAGTCCACCAACCTCGGCAGCGCATCCGCCGACGCACCCTCGAGGTGCGCCGTGCCCTCTGCGCCACACTGCGGCATCTTCACCACCCTAAGTACAGGCACCGCGGGCCCTGGCGGCCGGAAGACGCCCGATACACCCTCTTCCGCTCCACCATCGCCCCGCTTCTCGCCCACCCCATCTGGCACAACGCGGTCATCGCCGCACCCTTTCTTCTCTACCTTCGCCGCCCGCCAGTCGCTGGCATCGTCGACGTCATCATTCGGCATCCTGACGGCTCAGTCGGTGTCATCGCCCTGCACACCACCCGCAGGGAAGATCACCTGGTCGACGCTGCCCGTGCTGAGCTCGGCGGCATCGTTGCGGCACTCGCCGACCATCAGGTCGTCTGGGTCAACCACGCGATCACCCTCTGGGCCGCACCAGGCAACACGGAGGCCGAATACCACCACCCAGACATCTGCCTCGGCCTCTGGACTGATGCGGTTGATCTCGCGCGCTTCGAATCCAAACTGAAGTCCAGGCGCCGGCGCAATGACCCTGCTGCAGCACACCCGTCAGCAGATCCGTCACGCCCTGATTGATGCAGACCCCTCAGCGCTCCGCTGGTGGGTCACCTCACTCGCTACCGCCTCCGGCTGGCGCGATCCCGCCTCCGACCAGATCACCTCCCCTGGTCTCCAACTCTTCTGTCACTTGCACACCGGCCGCGGCCTGCAGCTGTTCACCGCCGCCATCACTGCTCTGCCACTGCCGGCACTCGCCTCACTGGCCCTTCTCGCTTCCAACCTCCATGGCACCCGCTCCGATCCTTCCAGTCGGCACCATCGTCTCCCGCCAGGCACGCGGCACGCGGCGCATCCAGAACCAGGCACGCATCCTCGAAGCGTTCACGACCTCGGATAAGCTGGGACGCCGGCAGATCCGCTACCGCGTTCAGATTCTTGAATCCGGCGTGGTCCGCGAATGGCCCGGTTCCCACTGCGTTGTCCTCACCCCCGCCCCCGCATCTGCCTGAGTGGACTGGTCCGCGATCCTCAAGAGCGCTGGCATCCCAGAACCACCGGGAAGGTCTGAGGCCGTGGCCGCCGCTCTTCATCGCGCCGCTCTTCGTCGGGCCGCGGCGTTGAAGCCCAAGACACCGCCGGGATCCAAGAAACCGAACGTCACCCCGCTCAGTTCTGATCCATGAGCAGCCTCACCGCCGGCCGCCGCCCGCTCACCGTCGCCGAGGCGCTCAGGAACATCGCCGCCGAGGAAATGGAGCGCCGTCGCCTCGAGTCAGCGCAGCACCACGCGGATCGCCTTGCTGCTGAAGCGGTACTCCACCCGCTTCACGAACTTCAGCAGGATCGGGCGAAGGTTCTCGTCTGAGGTGAGCAGGAACGCCCTCTCGTTCGAGAACAGGTCCTGGTAGTCGGGCGCCAGCCAGGGGTCCACGATCCGATCCATGCGCATCATCGCGATCTGGTCCCGCAGCGCCAGGATCCCCTTCCGCAGGTTCAGTACGCCCTGGGCCTCAAGATCCTCAAGCTGACGCAGCTGCTCCCGCAGCTTCGCCTCTTCCGGCGGGATCTCGACCGGCGCATCGGTCATCGCCAGATCAGCCATTTTCTTCGCCTGCTTTGTCAGCACCCGCGCGAGCTCCTGTCGGATCACGTCTTCGCGCACCGTTTTCCCGCAGAAGCTGCAGCGACGGTTCTTGCACTGATACCGCGCGGCGTGATGCGGCTCGCGTTTCGTTTTCCAGCCCATGTTCTTCCCGCAGGCAACGCACCTCAGCAGGCTGGTCAGCAGGTGCGCTTCCCCAGTTCTTCGCAGGCGCGACTTGCCATCTCTGCGTGACAGGTAGTACCGCAGGGCTGAGTCGTACTCCTCCGTGGTGATCAGCCGCGGTGCCCGCCCCCACTCCACCCGTTCCCAGTCCCCAATCGCTCGGCGCCCGTAGGCGATGCCGCCGCGCAGCATCGGGTTCAGTGCCCAGTTCAGCAGGCCCTCGCGGGTCGGCAGCCAGGGAAAGTCATCAGGCAGCGCCCTGATCGTCCCAGTCAGATCCACCTGAGAGCTCAGAAGCAGCTCGAACAGCCATCGCGCCTGCTCCCACCTTTCGGGATCCATCGCTGGCTGATGATTCACCGCCTTGTAGCCGAAGGGCAAGCGCCCTCGAGCCAGGAAACCTGCCTCTCGTCGCCGCCGGATCCCATCGGCCGACTTCAGTCCGATCATGCGGGCCTGAATCCTGTTCATCAGGCTGGTAATGCCACTGGAGGCCAGGCCGTGGATCGATTGGTTCTCCCACACCTGCCCGTAGAGATCGCGCACCTCGGTGCCGGCGGCTGCGCACTCCTCCAGAAAGTCCATGTCCGAGCCATCGCGCGCCAGGCGTGATAGGTCGTTCATCAGCACCCGCTTGACCCGGCCCTGGGCCACCAGCAGCCGCAGCTCCGTCCAGCCCGCCCGACGGCCCCTCGAGGCGCTTCCCTTCTCGGCGATGACACGATCGACGCCAGCGCGCTCCAGCTGGTTGACCTGGCCCTCCAGGCTGATGCCCTGCTCCTCCTGCTTCTTGGAGACCCGGGCATAGCCCACCACTATCCGGTGATCGGGGTCCGGTTCGTGCATTGCAGCCGGCCTCCTACCGTCACGTGTGCCCATAATCAAAACACTCCTCC